AAATAACAAATCAGGAATTCCTTGAGTATAAGAAGAATCATTCTTCAAAATATGGCAACCATTAAATCGTTTGTGTAATTCTTCAATAACTTTGCTTTGAAATTTGGATTCTAAAATATGTTTCACAGGCATCGAACTCCTCTCAAAGGCAAAATTAAAAAGAAATGTCTTTGAATTTCTTCTCAGACATTTCTCTTCATTATATTCCATGTTTTTTTCGCGATTCATAAAGAAGTATATTGGTACTCATTAAAATCTTGTTTGTTTCTTAAAGCACGCTTAATTGCCAAATCAATTATAGAATTACTTAAAAAATGATAATAATATAAATCACTGAATGGAGTATTCAAACGATCGATTCTCCCAGCTGCTTGAACGGTGGTTTTATAAGAATAATTCTGAGAGAAAAATATAATACAATTCGTTTGAATACAATTCCAGCCTTCGCAACCTGCTGTGTACTGAACTAAATGAATCCATTCATCAGAATCTAAAAGTTCTTCATGCTTATGCCCATTCCATTGCGTACAAGGAATATCATAAAGTTTACAAAAATCAATTAACAAATCTAATTCATAATTAAAATTGTAAAATAAAATTATCTTAGAATGAATCTTATAAATATCATACAACTTAGTTAAACGACTTTTATGAGTATTAACAATTCTACGCAAAACAAAACATAATTCAGCAATATCTCTAATCGGTAAATTTGTAAATATGTTCCATCTGTCAATTCGAGCATGGTCAAAACTATCCTTATCATAATCACAAAAAATATCCATATCATGTGTAACTGTCTGACGCTGAAAATGCATTTGCACAATTATAGAATTTCGCAACCTAATTAATCGTTTAACTTCTAAATATCGATCAATCTTTGGGAACTTCGAAAAACGATTATATACAACATGACGTCTAATAAATTCTGTGCGATTCTTATAAAATCCATTTGCTATGAACACCGGAATATAATCAATCCAAGTATCTCCTGGTGTGGCTGTCAAAAGAATCCACCTGTTACGTTCTGCAATTCTCAAAAATGATTTAACCCAAAGACCATGACCAACAATACGCTGCTCATCAAATATAAAGAAAGCATCTTTGACGTGAATATACTTGTGGACATTATTCCATGAGTCGACAACCATATAAGGTAACTTAAATATCTTTGCTTCATTTTCCCAATCTTTTGTATCACGTTTATGAGCAGTAGTAATAACATAAAGTTTCTTTGGATTCTTTATTGGCGACCAACCACGATTCTTATTGATCGCTATTTTGCCACCACATTCCTTCATAAAAAAATATGATAATGCTGTTAGAGTTTTACCAGATCCGACTCCACCTTGTAAGATAGAGCCGGATTTTAGCATCTCTATAGCACGAAGCTGATGGTCATAAAGATTAACCGCCATTTTCGAATTCAAACTCCTCGCCTGTATTAACATCAACCCATCGATGAATATAAGTATCTAAATAGTGCTCTATAGCTTCACCTTCCTCATTTAATCGACTTCTATAATAACAATTAGTTTCATAATCCCAACCATACTCCCAAGTATTATCAGTAAAAAATGGCCATTCATAATTATGCTGCTTGCGGATATCATGAAGAGTTTGTTTAATAAAGGATTTAAAATGTTTAGCTATAGGTTTTGAAGAACGCATTAAAACCTCATATAAACCAGATTCTGTAATAAACCAAATAAGATAACGACTATTATACTGTTTTTGGGTCGTAGAAAAAGTACGACCTAAATTTAATGGTGATACCAATACTTTTTCATAAGGCTCGATATATTCTATCATATGAGCTGTATTTCCAATAGAATAATCAATTATCTCTGCAACATCTACTGCCTTAAATAATGGTTCCTCCTTTGAACCCCAGAACTGAAGTGTATAAGATCTTCTAACTCCATTAAAAATATAATTATACGTAAAATCTCCAGCAACTTCAATCTTATCTAATAAAACCCCATCTCGAATATTGTACAAAATATCACCTCATTGAAATATCTTATTACGCTTCCTGTCTACATCCATATGCACCCAATTACCTTCTAAAAGAACAAGTTCAACTCCTTGCAAACCGCCTTGCTCATACAACTCCTTAGCTTTATACCACAAATATCGATGACCTTTTGGTGTCTTCATATCGGCTGCATTACCATGAATATGATTTACACTTGTCGATCCAATATCTTTGTTATGTGTTTCGCATCTGCATCCTGAAGTAATTATAATCGGCTCGTCTTCTCCAATAAAATCTCTTAATTCCTGACATAACTCAACAATCTTAGGATTAATCTTATCAAATCCACAACCACATTTGCATGTAAATTCATATCGACTAAAATTCTTAGAAAGGTCACCCATTATGAAATATCCTCCTCGTATTCATTTCCATCTTCATCAACCCAGATACTTGATCCATCATACAAATATACCATTCGCGGATCGCCGTTAGGTCCCATACCAATAGTCTTAGAAAGCCGATGTTCTTCATCGTCATAATAAATATCATCATTCGTATAATGTTCATCCTGATTAAAAAATTGCCAGTTATTACGCTTACGAATATTATGTAAAATATCTTTAACATAAAGCTTAAAACGTTTAGCTATAGGTTTACGAGATTGCATTAATACTTCATAAAGACCGTATTCTGTGAGAAACCATAAACCTTCATGCGAACCTCCACGACTTTTGGGGTGGGTAATATCCACCCCAAGACTATCATAATGCACAAATATCTTTTCATATTCCTCTACTAGTTCTAGCATATAAGCTGTTTTCCCTATAGAATAATCTATTATTTTGGCAATATCAACTGCTTTAAATAACGGATCTTCAATGCTACGCCATACATTGATATTATAAACTTTTCTCGTAACTGGATCTCTAAATGTGATGTCACCAACAACTTCAATTTTGTCCATTTATAGCACCTCCCCACAATCTCCAGTACAAACAGCACATTGTCCACAACCACCGATAGCATCTTGAGCGGAATCAGGAACCATTTCATACTTTTTCTCAAGATCATCCTCAACAAGCGTTGCATACATCTTTTTCAAATATGCCTTAACGCCTTGCTTACCAGATACATTCCAGTTATATGGGCGAAGCATAACATCTACAGTTTCAATCTCTGCCCAATCTAAAATATTAATATTATCCTCGTTGAGTAGAGTACGTCCTTTTGAACTGACTAATATAACACTAGGCGGAATTCTACCATATGCAACTTTAACCTGAAGAATAGCCTG